GAAAACCTTTCGATTGGATTAACGAGGAGTCCATTACTTTTCTCCGTCGTGGATACTTGAGTGATGGTGAAGATTCACTTGAAAGAATTAAAACAATCTGTGACCACGCAGAAACTCTGCTCGGTATCGATGGATTCGCAGATAAATTTTATGAGTATATGGGTAAAGGTTGGTATTCTTTATCTTCACCTGTATGGGCGAACTTTGGTAAAAAGAGAGGGCTTCCCGTAAGTTGTTTTGGTTCAAATGTTGGGGATAACATTGAATCAATTTTGTACACTCAAGCTGAAGTTGGAGAAATGAGTAAAATGGGTGGTGGTACATCTGGTTATTTTGGTAATATTCGTGGAAGAGGCGCAGAGATTACAGATAATGGACATGCACCTGGCTCGGTTCATTTTATGAATTTGTTTCAAAGTGTTGTTGATAATATATCACAGGGTTCAACCCGTAGAGGTCGTTTTTCGCCATACCTACCAATTGAACATCCTGATATTAAAGAGTTTTTAGAAATCGGAACTGAAGGGTTTCCAATTCAAGACCTAACTCACGCAGTGACTGTAACTGATGAATTCATGGAAAAGATGATTGCTGGGGATAAACAAAAAAGGGCAACATGGGCTAAAGTAATTCAAAGAAGGGGGGAAATTGGTTACCCTTACATTATGTTTACAGATACTATGAACAATAAGGCACCTGAGGTTTACAAAGACAAAGATATGAAGATTTATAATTCTAATCTTTGTTCTGAAATTGCTCTCCACAATTCAGAAGAAGAGTCTTTTGTTTGTGTTCTTTCTTCGATGAATCTTTTGCATTATGAAGAGTGGAAAGATACCGACGCGGTTGAGATGATGGTATATTTCTTGGATGTTGTTGTTTCAGAGTTTATTGATAAAATCGATAATATCAGAAACAGTGGTACTATCGAAGGACAAAGGGCGTTCTTTTACCTTGAAAAAGCGTATAACTTTGCCAAAAGACAAAGAGCTCTTGGATTGGGTGTTTTAGGTTGGCACTCATTACTACAATCTAAAAATCTACCTTTCGATAGTAGAGACACCGCAAGATTGAATGTCGAAGTTTTCAAATTAATCAAAGATAAATCTTACAAAGCATCTCAAGAATTAGCTCAAATTTTTGGTGAACCCGAAACTTTAATCGGATATGGTAGAAGAAATGTTACTTTAAATGCGATTGCACCAACAACTTCATCAGCATTTATTTTAGGACAAGTATCTCAATCAATTGAACCAATTTGGTCTAATTGTTATGTCAAAGATGTTGCAAAATTGAAGGTAACTATTAAAAACCCTGTTTTGAAAAGACTTTTGGCGGACTTAGGTAAAGATAACAAAAGTACTTGGGAGAGTATCAAAAAACATGATGGTTCAGTTCAACACCTTGAGTTTTTGACTAATGAGCAAAAAGAAGTGTTTCGAACTTTTTCTGAAATTAACCAATCTACTATTATTAACCAAGCGGCAATCAGACAAGATTATATTGACCAATCACAATCTTTAAACTTGATGATATCACCTGACATGCCAACTAAAGATGTAAATAAACTTCTTATCGATGCGTGGCAATTGGGTGTCAAAACACTTTATTATCAACACTCAATGAATTCTGCTCAAGCTTTTGCAAGAAAGAAATTGAACTTAAATGACCTCCACTGCGTTGCTTGTGAGGCATAATTGAGAGATATTATTGTAATGAATGATAAACCCGTCACTGAGGTGTCGGGTTTTTTCATTTCTTATAAAAAAAACAAGGGTATATTTATCTGATATGGCTGAAGGTGTTACATATGGATTAGCATTCCCTTTTGAGGATTCACCGAAAGGGGATTTTCTATTATTAACTGAAACACAATTTGCGCAAATTAGAAGTGATTTAATTCATTTATTATTAACTAAAAAGGGTTCGAGGTATTATCTACCAACTTTTGGTACAAGATTGTATGAATTTTTATTTGAGCCTTTTGATGGTTTAACCTTCGATGCTATTGAAGCGGACATTCGTGATTCTGTAGAACAATTCATGCCAAATTTATTAATTAATAATATCACGATTGAACCTGCTGACCCTTCTGAAGAAGTTCCGCTAGCAAAAGGTGAACCATTACCTGGTCAAAATCGAGATAATATATTTAAAGTCCCTGGTAAAGGTACTTCGGAATATACCGCAAAGGTAAGGATTGATTATGCTGTGGATAACAACACTTTTGCGCAAAGTGATTTTGTCATACTGAATATTTAAGATTATATGGCTAACAACAGAATTTCCTATACTGCGAGAGATTACGAAAGTATTAGAATCGAATTACAAAATTATGTCAGGTCCTATTACCCTGAACTAATTCAAGATTTTAACGATGCGTCAGTATTCTCGGTGTTTTTAGATTTAAATGCTGCTGTTGCCGATAACTTACATTATAACATTGATAGGAGTATTCAAGAAACAGTACTCCAATTTGCACAACAAAGGTCATCAATTTATAATATTGCAAGAACATATGGTCTTAAGATTCCAGGTCAAAGACCATCTGTAGCATTGGTTGATTATTCGATTACAGTACCTGCTTTTGGTGATAAAGAAGATGAAAGATATCTTGGTATATTGACAAGAGGTTCTCAGGTCTTTGGGGCCGGAATTGCATTTGAAAATCAAAATGATGTGGATTTTGCCTCCCCATATAATAGTTCGGGATTTCCAAACAGAACGAAAATTCCAAACTTTGATGCTAACGGAAATTTAATTAATTATACAATCACTAAAAGAGAACTTGTTGTTAATGGTATTACTAAAGTATTCAAAAGAGTTATTAATGCAAGTGATGTCAGACCATTTTTTGAATTATTTCTGCCCGAAAAGAATGTATTGGGGGTTACCAGTGTTCTGCAAAAATCAGGAACCAATTACACAAATGTTCCAACAGCATCGGAATTTATTGGTTTAGAAAACCGATTATTAGAAGTCGACGCACTTGCCGAAGACAGAGTTTTTATTGAAGACCCCACTAAAGTTTCTGACCAACCAGGTCTTAAAGTTGGTAGATATATTCAAACTAACAACAGATTTATTACTGAATATACGCCTGAAGGGTTTTTAAAGTTAACTTTTGGTGGTGGAACAACTTCGGCACAAGACCAATTGAATGCGTTTACAAACTTGGGTACACCAGTCAATTTACAATCTTTATCTAATAACTTTTCACTCGGTTCAACTTTGATTCCGAACTCAACTCTATTTGTACAATACCGAATCGGTGGTGGATTGGCAACTAACATTGGTACAAATGTTATTAATCAAATTGGAACTGTTTCATTTTTTGTGAATGGACCCTCACAAACCATTAACAGTTCGGTAATCAATTCATTAAGATGTAATAATCCTACCGCAGCAATTGGTGGGTCAAATGTTCCCACAACCGAAGAAGTTAGAAACTATGTATCATTTAATTTCTCAGCACAAAAAAGAGCGGTGACAGTTAATGATTACGAATCATTGTTGAGAAATATGCCAAGTCAATTTGGTGCTCCCGCAAAAGTATCTATTACTGAAAATAATAACAAGATTTTAATTAATCTTTTATCGTATGACACTTCAGGTAAATTAACTAATATTGTTTCTAATACACTTAGACAAAATGTTGCCAATTATTTGTCAAACTATCGTATGATAAATGACTACATTCAAGTGACAACTGCGGATGTAATTGATTTAGGTGTTGATTTGTCAGTGGTTTTGGATGCAACACAAAACTCAGGACAAATTATTTCAGAAGTTGTAAATAGAATATCGGATTACTTTAATCCACTTAGTAGAGAATTGGGTGGAAATGTTTACCTATCCCAACTTAGAAGTATTGTCCAAGGTACTACAGGTGTTATTACAGTTGCTGATATTACAATCGAAAACAAAGTTGGTGGACAATATTCTTCATCGGAAACATCAATGGCATATTCGGACCCCGAGTTACGGATTATACAACCAGTTGATGACACAATTTTTGCTGAGCCAAATCAGATATATCAAGTTAGATATCCTCAAAAAGATATTGTTGTGAGGGTTAAAAACTTACAAAATGTTTCTTTTTCTTAACACCTTTATTTAATTTCCAATCGGGGTATATTTTATTTAAGTAAAACTGTTTTTTTCAAAAAAAAACACCATAAATATTTATCATTAAAACCTTGAATGGGACAATCATTTAGAATAAACACAAAAGTTGGAGTAGATAGAAACCTTACATTTCAATTAGACCAAGATTTTGAGTTCTTAGAAATTCTATCATTACAGATTTCACAGAATGATGTTTATCCTCGAGACTGTGCTGATTTTGGTGTTGTCGTAGGTAGAGTTGTAGCAAATAGTGGATTCGGCATACCCAATTCGAAAGTTTCGATTTTTATACCCATAAGTGAGGTTGATTCTCTTAATGACAGGATTGTTGAATTATATCCGTATACTCAACCTAATGATAAAAATGTTGATGGGTATAGATTTAATCTCCTACCTTATTTAAAATCATATTCTTCACATGCAGCCACAGGAACATTCCCCTCAAGGGAGGATGTTTTAGAAGACCCAGTTGTTGTGGATATCTACGACAAGTATTACAGATTTACCGTTAAGACAAATAAAAGTGGTGATTTCATGATATTTGGAGTTCCTGTGGGTCAACAAACCATTGTTATGGATTTGGACCTTAGTGATATTGGGGAATTTTCCCTGACACCACAAGATTTAATCAGAATCGGTCGTGCTACAGAAGCACAAGTTGCGGGAAATACTTTTAGAACTTCATCAGATTTAGATACTCTTCCTCAAATTGTTAATATCACAAAAGTTTTCGAAGTTGCACCTTTTTGGGGTGAACCTGAAATTTGTCAATCTTCGATTAGTCGTATTGACTTTGACCTTAGAGATGAAGCAAATATTGACATACAACCCACTGCGGTTTTTATTGGTTCTCTTTTTTCAACTACAGATGAATTTAAGATTGCTGCACCATTAGGATTTGGAAACAATCCCCCTTCATTACTCACTGCTGGCTGTAAACCAAAAGATAATATGGGTAACCTATGTGATTTAACTGCTGGACCTGGTCAGTTACTATCAGTTAGACAAACATTAGTTCAAGATGACCAAGGCAGACCCATTTTAGAAGAATATAGACTTGAGAACTCTGGAAATGTAATTGATGAGAATGGAGCGTGGTTGGTTGAGGTCCCAATGAATTTGGATTATGTAACCACAAATGAAGATGGCCAAAGAGTTTTCTCAAGAGACCCAAGGGTTGGAATTCCAACAAAAGGAAAATACAGGTTTAAAGTTAAATGGCAACAGTCACCCACTGACACTGACCCTGTAAAAAGGGGGTATTTTTTATTGCCAAATGTTAGAGAGTGGGGATGGAGAACCCCGATTATAGACCCAAATTACTCTAATGCGTTAAATACAAATCGGGAGCTTGCTAGTTCCTATTATTTTGGACTTGATTGGACAGGATATACTGACGCTGAATCTGCAACAGTATCTAATCAAAAACTACAGACGGCAATTAATTGTGATGACACCTTCTACGAAATGGAGTATAACAAAGTTTACACACCATCAGGTTTAATAGACCAATACAAGAGGGGATTTAATAGAGGTCGATTTATTGGGGTAAAGGAAATCGGTGACAATGATTGTGCGACAACAGTTAACAAATTTCCAGTTAATGATGGTGTAAAAAACTTTAGTTTGTCATTTTTCTTGTTTTCAATTTTGATGCAATTTATTCAAGTAATATTCACACCATTTTTGGTTGTCTATCATTTATTAGGGGCTATAGTCCAAATCGTAGTTTTTATATTAAATCTTGTTGTAAGATTTCAAAACATACTTGGATATGTCTTAATAGCTATAGGGTCAATATTAGCAATTTTTGGTGGCGCAGGAATCCCACTAATTATTATTGGCGCAGGTTTATTGGCTGGTGGTACAAGACTCTCTTTGGGAATTCAACGATTCGCTCAATTTTTGAAATTCAAACCCTTAAAATTACCAATGATAACATATCCCGAATGTTCCAATTGTGAATGTAACACAGCTGGGCTTGACGGGGTTGGAGACGCGACTCCTACATCATTATTAACATCATTAACAACTAGTGGGTTATATTTTGAATCTATTGAAGATTATTCAGGATTACCACCGGAAAAAATTGGTGATGATGGAGAACCAAGTGATGCAAATGTTTCTGTCTTATCTTTAATCTTTTCTGAGGCAATAGGTACAAGAACTGGTCCTGCAGATAAAATTTTACAGAATCGGTCTACACAATCACAAATTCAAAGATTACCCGACACCACAAACACATTTGGTGTTCCAAAAAAAGTTTTTGCGATTTCCTCGGACATCCCAATGGCTCAAAGAATTAATATTTTTAATACTAGAAAAAAATATTTTGATGGGGTTAATAGAATAAGTGTAAGTTTTGATTATCCGTCAAATACTACCACGAAACACTATGACAACACTTTGAGTATTTTATCCCAAAGTTCGTTAGAACCAGGAACTTTATTAACCTTTGTGGGTATTGAAAATACAACTGATGTAAACTTTAGATTTTCGGGGAATTCAGACTTTAATGGTATTTCAGGTGTAACATTACAGTCAGGGGCTGGTTCAATTACTGTCAATTATGCCGTAAACCAAACTACAAATGTAAGTGAAACTTACTTTTTAAACACCGGTTCAACAATAAATAATTACAAATTTCCAGCAGACTTGGAATATTACCAAGTTTTGACAGCAATTACTGTCTCAGATGCTTTTGCTCTTGCACCTAATAATCAAGGACTTTTAGAAATATTAAATTCATCTACCGAAATATATTGGTCGCGAAGAGATTTAGCAAATTGGGAGTCTCAAACTGCTTTGAATATTAAAACAAGAGACTTTTTCAGTGGGTTTGATGACCAATATATTTTAATTTTACAAAGAGGTGTTGACCCTTATTCTCCCTTATATGTGAATCGTTATGGTATTGGTAGTATTTTAGGGTTACCGAATACAGATTCTCTTACATTTACCGCACAAACAAGATTAAACATTCCCATTCAATCTTTACCAGCTAATAATATTTCTGTCCAACAACACACATCACAGAATAATATTTTTTACCCTTCATATTTTTTCGAAGGAGGTAATGGTTATTCGGCCTTTACAACAAGTAATGTTGGTTACTATAGTGCAATTGATGGTAATCGAAACTACTCTATTTATCCCAATGATTCAGGAACATTTGGATTTGTTTCTAACTATTTGAACACACCCAACTTAAACTCAGTTGAAATTGTTGTTAGTAATAACGCAAATAAGTCATTCAGTTCAACTCCCAATCCCGCTAAATATGATTCGGTTGAGGACTTATCGGGGGCTGATTTTTATTTTACAGAATTGGGTGGTGGAAATACCCCACCGACTTCGGCGGGGCCACCGAATAACCCCAATCAGTGTAGTAGCGTTTATTTTAGTTTCTCATTACTACCGACAGTAACAGCGCCCAATGACCAAATTAATATGTCTAATAAATCATTAAATGTTTTGCGGACAGATAGACTCCCATCATCTGACTTTTTAGACGGGGAGGATTTTAATTCCATAGTGCCGGTACTTCAAATGAATAGAGGTTTTACAATGTACATTATTGAAGCTGGTGGACAGGATTTGGTAACAACAACTTATGGCGCGGGTGCAAACATTGTTGGAAACGATATCGAAGATTTACCCGATGCATTGAATGTGTTAGACACTTTTTCCTGTGCAAACATGGTAAGTCTAAATTGCTATTCAAATTCAGGTTCGACCGTTACTATAGAACCTAATTGTCCAGAGTCAGATTCAGTAGACCAAGGGTGTTATGTCTTTGCGAGAAGACTAATTATAGATTTACCGAAAGACCTTGTTAATTTTAATGAATGGGGACTCCGCTATCGGTTTTTTTATGCTTTGTGTCAAGGAGTTGTTTCACAAACATTTTCCAATAATTGGATAAATGGAACACTCTATGCCTTTCCTTTTGCGATAAGGACATTATATGGGGGAAATAATCAAATTTCGAGACGAGTTTTTTGTAAAGATTTAATTTATTACAATGATGATAGTAACAATTTTTACTATCGAAGTAGTCCCTATAGCCCAACATCCGATGTATTTGTTGGTAAATTTAATAGTTCTCTTACAGGTTCAATAAATGACTACAGCTTACAGATGCCAGTAACAATTATGAATCTTGGTCCTAAAACTGATATCTTCAAAGAACTTACTCTAAATCCATCTGATGATGGATTTGTTATGGATGTTTTAAATCCCACGAGTTATGGAGACACAGGAGATTTGTTAAATTTATTTGTGATAACTAGAATGACTAACTCATTCTATCTAAGATATATCACAACTGTTTTCCCGGGAGTGGTTGGTACTAATTTGGTTATCGACAGTTTATTTTCGAGGCCAGAAAGAAGACTAGATGGGGATATAACCCAATTATTATCAATTAATTCTGAATTTGGTGTTCTTAAATTCAGTTCTCAAAATTATCAAGATGACCCTAATGGTCTGAATAATCCGATTTTTATATCTCGAAATCCGAATGGATTCTCCGTTATGGGAGTGTTTTTCTCTTCAACAACAGAAGACCTTCAGTACAAAGATTATTTATCACCGGGTAGAATTAATTTTAGACCAACACCCAATTCCAACGCGTTCCCTTACTATTACGATTTGAAATCACAAAGAGTCCCTTTTTATCGTTGGGAAAGAGATGATGTCGCTTCATGGGTAAATACCATTGGGACAACTCTTAACTTAGGGAATTCCGTTGGAATTTTTGGTACTCAAAGTAACAATTGGGCGACAGATAACTCAGAGATATTCAGTAAAAATTATCAGTCTTTAGACAGAACAGACCCATCACAACCATCCTATTTCTTGGGTTCTAACTCACAACTCAATGATGTATACGCAAGAGGTTATCTGTTCAATGTTGACGCAAATGGAAATAACTCAGCCACTGCAGGAAACTACCCAAGTATTTATGCCGTGGGGGCACCAAATCATTTCTATTTTGGACTAATAAATGGGGCTAGTGCTCTGGATAGGTTCAAATCAAAATACTTAGCCGATGAATAGATTTGAACTTATCCCATCTCAATTACAATTTAAGTCGGCACCAATAGTTGACCAAAAACTTACTATAGATTTGAATCAAACTCAAAAAGAGTTGACACAATATGTAAGAAACAACGCAATTTCTCTACCTCAGTTGTATGATGATGAAAGACAAGCATCACAGAGATTTAGACCGACATTTAAGATTCAATATTTGTATGATAATACATATACAGGTACCACCGAGTATAATCCATTTAAGAACAATTTATATTATGTCGACCCAACACAATCTAGACTAAGTGGTGTTTGGAGGGGATTTCCTCAGTTTTATGAATTCGATATGTTCCGTCCCAATGTCCGTGATGGACATTTTGACTATCAGGCTTCGAGTGCGTATACCTACAACTGGTCTTACTATATTACCTATGCCGCTCTGAACGATTATGACATACCCATGGAGGGAACATATGAAAACACCACAATAAATTGGTTGTCGGGTGATGGTATCCCTTTTATAGTATCGGCATCCACACAAGGTGGTGCAAATATCATATCATTTCAATGTTTAATGCCACATAACTTGATTGAAGGAAATTTTGTTGAACTTTCATTTGGTTATGACCAACAGACCGTCTTCGAAGTCTTTTCATTTGGTAATTCAAATTATGATAGTTCGAATTTTGTATTCAATATCTTGAATATAGGTTATACAGGAAATACTTTTGCGGATGGTAGAATTGGTACCTTTAAAAGGGTTTTAGACCCAAACAATCTAATCGAAACCCGTTCAAAATATTATGTAAGAAAAAACAGAATATTATTAAATGAGAATAATGTAATCGTTAATAAAACAGGGTTTGAACTCAATGCATTTACTAATGAAAGAAAATTAGAATACAGTTCAATTACCCCCAATAATATCACAAGAATTTCACAAAAAACGAGCTCCTTAACTTACACAGTTACCGTATCACAAGATGTAGTATTAAGTGGTATTACCGATAACCAAAATCGTCCTGTTGGTGAAATATTTTTGTCAGTAGTGAACAAAGGTTATAGTGGGTATTTTAACAAGCCAAATAATGGGGTTGGGTTAAAACAAGGTTGGGTATTTAACATTCAAAATATCTCTGATAGTTGGTGGTCAGATACCAATCAAGATTGTTACACTAATATCCCTGTTGATTCTTATACAC